GAAGAGTAAAAGCAGACTTTAGCTAAAATTTTAAAGAATGAAATGGTTATATAAAGGATCAGAGATCAATGAGATTTCTGACTTACCAAACAATGCCTTTGGCTTTGTTTATCAAACAACTCACTTACCTACAAATAAAAAATACATTGGTAAAAAATCCCTAATGTATAATTTAAAGAAAAAATTAGGTAAAAAGGAAAAAGCACTTTGGGAAGGTAAAGGTAGACCTCCTGTCTATAAAAGAGTACTTAAAGAAAGCGATTGGAAAAATTACTATGGTTCACATGGTTTTATTAAAGAAGCAAATAAAGAAGATTTAAAAAGAGAAATCTTAGAAATTGCTTACTATAAAAAAGAATTGACTTACCTTGAATGTAAGTATCAGTTTACGCTTGGTGTGCTTGAAAGTAGATCTTACCTTAATGACAATATTCTCGGTAAATTCTTCGATAAAGATTTTGTTTAGTTACTTATTTTTCATACAATCATAGTATGAAGGAAGATCTTTTAAAACAACTATTAGAATCTGTATTAGGTAGAAGTAAATCAGCTAGAGGAGGTGATGAAGCAGTATTTACTTGCCCTAGTTGTAACCATCATAAGAAAAAACTTACATTTAATTTACAATCACAAAAATTTCAGTGTTGGGTTTGTGGTTATAAGGGTCATAGGGCTTATCAATTACTTAAAAAATCTAAAGCTTCTGCATCTTACTATTCAACCTTAAAAGAAATAGACAGTCAATATAATTTTAAACAACAAATAGTTAAAAAAAAAGAATCAACCTTTAATTTACCTGAAGGTGTACAACCTTTAATTTCTTCATCTGCTATATTGTCAAAACATGCTTTACATTATTTAGATCAAAGAGGCATATCACAACAAGATATAGTTAAATACAACATACATTACAGTGAACAAGGTGATTTAAAAAATATGGTAGTAATTCCCTCATATGATGCAGATGGTATGATTAATTATTATGTGGGTCGTTCGTTTGATAAAAACGCGTATATTAAACATAAATTGGCTCCCACCACAAAGGACATAATTGGTTTTGAAATGTATATAAACTGGGATTTACCGTTGATTTTATGCGAGGGAGCATTCGATGCAATGACTATTAAACGTAATGCAATACCTTTATTTGGTAAAAAAATATCTTCATCATTAATGAAAAAAATTATTGAAAGTAATGTTGAAAAAATATATCTTGCATTAGATGATGATGCTTTAAAAGATGCTCTTAAACATGCTGAAACTTTTATAGGCTATGGAAAACGTGTTTATTTTATAGAAATGCAAGGTAAAGATCCTAATGAATTAGGATTTAAAGAATTTACAAAATTATTACATAAAGCTAAAGAACTTACAACTTCAATTTTAATGAAAAAAAGAATGGCCTTATTATAGTTTTTTATATTTATTATAAAACTACATAATTAATGAAAAAAATCTACTTTTATCCAGGCAGATTTCAGCCTATGGGACCTCACCATGCTGAGGTTTTTTCTAAAATTATGTCAGAATATGATACAGAAAGTATAGGTCCTTTTATAGTTACATCTAACAAAACAGAACCCTCTAGATCTCCCCTTAATTTTGAAGAAAAAAAACAAGTTATGATGGCCCATGGTATTCCTGGGGATAGAATTATACAAGTATCAAATCCTTATTATGTTAAAGAAGTTTTATTTGATTATAGCCCTTCAGAAGTAGAAGCAATATATCTTGTAGGAGAAAAAGATATGGCTGAAGACCCACGTTTTAATAAAACAGAAGGAGTAACTAAAGAAGGATATAAATGGAGTGTAGAAGTTGCTCCCCATGTTACAAAAGATGTAGAAGGAGAAGAAATGTCAGGAACCTCTTTAAGAGCTACCTTAGCAAATGCTGATGAAGAAACTTTTTATAGTATAATGGGGTTTGAAAATAAAAATATTTTTGATCTTTTAACACAAAAATTTAGTCAAAAAAAAGTAGACGAAGATTTATATAACCCTGAAGATAAAGTATTAGATTATATGAGAAGTAATGTACCTGGTCCTAAAAAAGATATTCCAAGAGCCTATAAATATAAAAGAGGAGGAATGTATACAGGAGGAGGAATGGGTTTTGGGGGGATGTATGAATCTAGAGGAGGAGAATCCGAAATGCATATATATGATTTTGATGAAACAATAGCAAGAGCATTAACCCCTATACCTTTTACAGTATCTACTTTAGAAGGAAGTGTTTTAGAAACAGGGGATACTACTTCAAAAGATTTTGAAGCTAAAAAAGGAGAATTAGAAGGTAGTTATGATGAAGGGTCTGTAAATATAGACTTTGATTTTTCTGAATTTGATAAATTAATAGGAGATGCTATCTTAAATGAACCTGTTTGGAATGATCTTTTAAATTCTATGAAAGACTCAAACGTTACAACTACTATACTAACAGCAAGATCTATAGGTAAGCCTGTCACTGATTATCTTAAAAGAATGATGGGAGAAGATGAAGAAGCACAAGGTTTAGAAACCCCATATGTAGTAGCTTTAGGTCTTGAAAAACAAGGAGCCCAAGTAACAGGTGAAGATAAAGCAAATTGGATAAAAAAACGCATAAAAGATACAACTAAAAAAGTAATATTTACAGATGATGCTTCTGAAAACACAGAAGCAGTAAAAAAATTAAAAACAGAATTTCCTGAAATAAGTTTTGAAATCGAAAAACCACCCCCAATTAGTTCTGAAGAAAACATTGATGAAATGAGGGGTACTATGAATAAACAAGAAATGGCTAGACATAAAAAAAATTTAAAACGTTTAAGAAAATATACTTCTAAACAAGGAAACAAATATGTTCCTGTTCCTGATTTTATAAAAGGAACCCTTAAAAGAAAACTCTATGAACATGCTAGTGCTAATATAGATGGTAATTTTATTCCTTTAGAAATAATGGATACTCCTGATTTACAAGTAACAGGTATGATGCATAGAAATAAATTAGAAGGGGGTATGGCTTTTCCTTATGATGGAGTAGCTACAAGAAGATTTCATACTCAGAATTGTAAAATCCCTTTAGATATAATTTTTATTAATCAAGGTGAAGTAGATTCTATATCTCATAATTGCCCTCCATGCCAAGAAAGAAATTGCCCCAAATACTCAGGAATGGCAGATACAGTTTTAGAATTACCAGGAGGTTATTGTAAACAAAATAATGTAAATGTAGGAGATAAAATAGGACTTAATTTACTTAAACCACCTAAACCTTTATTTATGTCTGAAGCAACGTATAGAGATATAGAACAAACATTTGAAAAGCCTTTATATTCTTTTACTCAAGATTTAGATAGTTATTTAAAAGAACCTAAAGTAAAAGCAGTATTAGATGCAGGTTTAGCAGATGGGGATCCAAATGATGATAAAATTTCATATACAAGAGGACCTGTTGATATAGCAAATCTACAACCAACTCAAAATGTAATAGGATTTGATAATAGTGTTCAAGAGGGTCCGTTAGAAAACAAATATGATACATTACATACTGCTTTTGGCCCTGACGCTTTAGCAGATGTAGGGGGACCTATTGTAACATATGGAAGTCAATATATTATTGATGGTCATCATAGATGGAGTGCAACTTATGCTGTTAATCCTGATGCTAAATTAGATGCTATAAATATTACTCCTAAACCAGGATTTGGTCCACTTGATATATTAAAAGCAGTTCATACTTCTATAGCCTTAAAAGTAGATGATGTTCCTAGATCACAAGCAAGTGCAATTAATCTTTTACAAGGAGTTAGTTATGCAGGGGTTTTAGGAAAAGTAGAAAAATACCTAACAGATAAAGCAGCAGATGTTTGGGCAGCAAATGGTCTTACAACTAAAGAAGACATAGCTAGCCATTTACATACAAATCTAGAACAAATAGTAGCAATAGGACATGTAGATGGAGCTCCAGACAGAATAGATATGCCACAAGCAGACTCAGCAGGTAGAGGAACAGAAGAAGATAGAATAAAAGATTTAACCACAGGAAGAATTAATATTTCACCTCCTTATGCTCCCTCAGACATATCAAACAGATTTGTTGGAACACCTGATCAGCCTACTCTTCCAGGATTAAATGAAAATTCAATATTCTCAAAAGAATGGTGGAAAGAAATAATAATAGAACAAATATTAACAGAAGGAGGAGCCGCAGGACATATGGCACATCCTTTTAATTTACCAGATGTTAATTCAGGTCAAGATTTAAAAGATATATTTAAAAAATCATCAGATTCACTTCAAAATACCCCAGGTTCAGTAAAAATAGATGGAGTAAATAGTTCTATTCGTTTAGTAGATTTAGAGGGTACAAAACAATTTGTAATGGACAGAGGTTCTAAAATGGCCTTAGATGTAAAAGGAATAACAAAAGATGATTTAGAATCTAGATTTAAACCAGGACATGGGATGATTGAAGTAGGAGGAGCAGTATTAGACATGTTTAATGAAGCTTTGCCTTCTATAAAAGGTGATTTAGAAAAATTAGGAGCTTATGATAACCCTAACATACTATTTAATATGGAATATGTAAGTGGAAAAACTAATGTACAAGATTATGATTCTAACTTTATAGCTATTCATGGTTTAAACCAAATAGAACTAGACCGTACTGAAGTAGGTCAAAGAGCATCTAAAGAAATATCTTATGACAAATCAGCTTTACAATCACTTTTAGATAATTTAGCACCAATTGCTAAAGAAAGAGGATTTGAGGTATATGGTTCTGTCCCTACAGAAATGACTAAAGAACCAAATTTTTCATCTGCTCTTTCTCAAAGATATACTATTGTATCTAATGAGGGAGAAAAAACACAAACATTAGATCAATGGTTAAATGAATTAAATAACATCCCTGAAGAAGATTTTATATTTATAAATGTAGACGACTCTAAAAAGAAAGTTGGGGCTGTCTCTAAATTAGTATATACTACACTTCTTAATAGAGGTAATATAGATGAGTTGTTTGAAAATGAAGAAGATAAACAAAAAGCCATTGAAGGCTTTACAACTTATTTAGCAACTGAAAAATTAGGTGATGAAGTACTTAAAGTATTAGATTCTCCTATGGGAACTGTTGATACACATGAAGGAGTAGTGATAAGAGATGAAAACATAGCAAACGTACCTTTTAAAATAACAGGTAAATTTATATTAGGTGGAATAGCCTCAGATTTTTAAAAATATGAACATATCAGAAAAAATTAAACAAATAATAAAACAAAAAGGAAATGTTGCAAGTTTCCTTTCAGAACAAAGACAAAGTACTTCTAGAGCTACAGGTTATGATTCCTCAGCAGCAATTCCTTATGCAGCAGGGCCTGAAGATCCCTATGATCCAGGTGCTATGATGACAACCCCTTGTGGTGAGACAGGAAATTATGGGACTTTTACTACTTTTCAAGTATATATAGAGGATACAACTGATGATGGTTCTGTATATTGTTTGGAATATACTGTAGATGATAGTTGGATGTGTTGTTCTAGCACTAATAATAATTCTTTAAATTTATCAAATGCTTTTGTGTTACCTCATCTTGGAGGGCTTGGAGAAGAAATGGATGTAGTCCTTAATCAGGGTACATTTTGTTATTGTGATGGGGTTTATCCATCCTCTAACTCAGTAGGAGATACTTGTACTTCAAATTCAGCAGCAGCTAATAATATAACTAATTTTAGAGCTTGGTTAGCAGGTAATGGTTTTGATACATGGAATTGGGCTGAAACATATGGAGAGCCTTGGTTTGATATAACTGATGAGTGCCCTTCAGATTACGATGTTTTTGTAGATACTGATAATGATGGAGTAGGAGATTCCTTAGAAGTATTAGGTTGTACGAATCCAGATGCATGTAATTATAATATAAGTGCAAATTCAGACGATGGATCCTGTACTATGCCGAATGAATGTAACAGTTGTACAGGTGATGAAACGTGTATAGGTTGTACAGATTCAACAGCTCTAAATTATGATGAAGATCATACATTTGATGATGGTTCATGTTATTTTAATCCAGGTTGTGATGATCCAGAAGCTACTAATTTTGATGACGCTGTTGACTTTAATGATGGTTCATGTTGTTATGTTGCAGGATGTCAAAATCCAGGATATCTAGAGTATGATCCAGAAGCTTGTGATGGTGATGATGAAGATTATTGCCTTACTATATCTTTTGAAGGATGTATGGATGAAGAAGCATGTAATTACAATGAAAATGCTAATATAGACGATGATTCTTGTTGGTATCCTGAAATAGGATATACATGTGAGAATGAATGTCAAGAAGGATATGTAGATATAAATGAAGAAGAAGGAGGTCCTTCTATTTGTGTTGCGGGAGTAGTAGGTTGTACAGATTCTGATGCCTGTAATTATGACCCAGAAGCTAATATTAAAGGCCCATGTGATTATCCAGAAGATTTGTATGGTGATGGATTCCTTTGTGATGGTACTTGTGATGAAACAGGTGAATATTGGGACACACCTTATATTACTACTACAGAAGGAGAAGACACAGTATGTGTTGTTGCTGTATTAGGATGTATGGATGAACTTTATTTAGAATATGATCCCGCAGCAAATTATGATGATGATAATCAATGTATTAATCTAATAGTTACAGGTTGTACAGATGAAACTGCTTGTAATTATGTAGATGGAGCTAATGATGATGATGGTTCATGTACCTATCCAGAAGAGTATTATGATTGTGATGGTAATCCAATTAATGATACTGATGGAGATGGTATACCTGATGAATTAGAAGTTGCAGGTTGTACAGATTCAACAGCAACAAATTATAATCCTGATGCAACTGATGATGATGATAGTTGTTGTTATGTTTCTGGATGTACAGATCCAACAATGTCTAATTATAATGCTGATGCATGTGAAGACGATGGTTCTTGTTTAGAATTTATCTATGGTTGTACAGATGATACATCTCTTGAAGACGGAGGTCCTAATAACTACGATGGTAGTGCTAATACTAATTGTACAGACCCTGACACTCAAGATGGTTGTACACCATGTTACTATCCAGTATATGGTTGTACAAATCCATCAGCTCCTAATTATAATGAGGCAGCAACAGACAATGATGGTTCATGTTTAGGAGGAGGTTGTACAGATGAAAGTCTTGTAAGTCTTTGGAGCCAACAAGCTGCATGTCAAGAATATGTAAATACAGATGGAGCAGCTGGAAACCCTTGTGTAGCTCAAACTATTGATAATTTAGCAGCTGATAATGATCTTTTATATGATCAATTAGTAGCTACTTTTGCTTATGATGGAGGTGTAGATAGTGATTTTATTACCAACTTTGTTTGGTATCAACCTTATTGGAATAACCCTAATGCTAATTGTGGTTTTACTACAGTAATATTAGGTTGTATGAATTCAGATGCATTAAATTATAATCCAAATGCTAATTTTGAACTTAATAATTTCTGTCAAATAGGAATTAATGGTTGTATGGATGTTGCCGCTTGTAACTATAATTCAAATGCTAATATACAAGGAGAAGAATGTATTTATCCTCCTGAAGGGTTTGGGATTGATGAATGTGGTGAAATTCCAGGTTGTACTGATGAAAATGCTGCTAATTGGTTAAACACTGCTACAGTAGATGATGGTTCATGTGAATATACTACTGGTTGTATGGATACTACAGCATGTTCAGGTAATTATCCTGGAGGTTATGATCCCCTAGCAGATATTCCTTGTAATAGTGGTGGAGCAGATGGTTATGATAATGATTGCTGTGATTATACTTCTTGTATAGGTTGTGGTGATCCAAATGCTTGTAACTATGATGGTTGTGGATATGAAGAATTTGATTTCGATGGAGATGGAGATATGGAAGACATTCCATGTGAAAGCTTTGATAATTCTGCTTGTAATTTTGATTGTTATGGATGTACAGATCAAACAGCTTATAATTATGATTCAATCCATACTCAACCTTATGAAATAATTGAAGGGTATTTTGATGGTGATACTTGGGTAAATAGTATTCTTGATACCTCTTTAACAGCAACATGTTGTTTAAATTATGGATGTATATGTCAAAATACAAGTTTAACAAATTGTGAAGGAAACGCACCAACACCAGCAGATGGATTTGATGTTCAAAATGTTAATTGGGATGGTAATTTTGATTGTGCTTGTACAGATCCTGACACTCAATTTACTTCAGATGGAGATGGTTTCCCAATTCCATGTACTCCATGTATAGCACAAATAGAAGGTTGTATGGATGATACTTCTGGAAATAATCCAGATACTTTAGGTAATTGTGCTGATGGTACTGTAGCAGTCGATGATACATGTCCTGATAATACAGGTTATGCAGCAACAAACTATGATCCTAATGCAAATTATGATGATCAAGAAGAATGGAGTAATTGTGTATATCCTGTTGAAGGTTGTACAGATGAAACAGCTTCTAATTATGATATAAATGCAACCGTAGATGATGGTAATTGTGAATATATAGAAACAGAATATTGTGAAGATTCAGAAGCTTGTAATTATTTAATAGCAGCAGGAGGTACAACATATGATACAAATAATCTTGCACTTGCTCCTTGTAATTACGATTGTTACGGATGTACTGATATGAGTGCATGTAATAATGGTCAAAATTCAGATGGAGAAGCTTGCCTTAATTTAGAAGGTGAGGAAATGCTTTCATGTGTAAATTTAGCTTCAGAATGCTTACAACCTTGTGATATATATGATTGTTCAGGAGGTGCATTAGATTGTGATGGTAATGCTTTAGACGTATATGGTTGTACAGATGAAGCTGCTGATAATTATGATGAAAATGCAGATGTAAATGATGGTTCATGTATTTACCCTCAAATTGCAGGCTGTTTAAATCCTAATGCTTCGTGTGGAGATGATTATGGTATAGGTGTAGAAGGAGATGCTGATTTTGTTTTAGGATATTATAATCTTGCAGCTACATTAGATTGTGCTGGAACTGAACACACACCTATATTTGGTAATGATTATGATTTTACTAATCCAGAAGTAGATACTGGTTGTTGTGATTTAACAACATGTTCAGGATGTATGGATGATACAATGTCTAATTATGATGCAAGTGCTACTTCTGCATGCAATGATTGTTGTATACCTTTTGTAGATGGTTGTATGACAGTAGGAGCTTTAAATTTTGATTGTGCTTCTGATGAATTAGGTCAACCAACAGAACCAGCTGAAGGAGAAACATCATGTAATGATGGAGTAAATAATAATGATGGTACTTGTTTATTCGCACCAGACCCAATATATGGATGTCTTTCAAATCCAGATGCTCCAAATTATGATTGTGTCTCAGGTAATACAAATTATCCATGTAGTGATGGAGTAACAGTAGATGATGGTAGTTGTTTACCTTCTCCAATCCCTGGTTGTACAGATTCTTCAGCATGTAACTATAATCCATCAGCTAATCAAAATGATGGTAGTTGTGATTATGGTGTTACCTGTTCAAATGGTACTACAGCATGTAATGAAGATGAATGTCCTGATATAGCATGTTGTCAAGACCCAGCAGCCTGTAATACTAACAATTCTCCTTCATGTACGAGTTCAAATAATGCTTTATGTAATTATCCTTCATATGAATGTTGGAATGGTTCAATAGTTTGTTATCAAGGACAATGCCCTCCAGAACCAGAAGTTGAAGGATGTACAGATTCTAATGCATACAACTACAACCCAGGAGCACAAGTAGATGATGGTTCTTGTAAATATTGTAGAATGGTAACTGCTGTACAATGTGACCCTACTTTACCTTCTCAACTTACAGAACAAACAGAAATATCTATTCCTTGTTTAGTAATTGGAGACGATACACCTACTATGCCCCCAGATGGTAATGGAGAGTTCCTATGGGCTGGTATTAATGTACCAGATGATTATTATGGATGTACAGACCCACAAGCAGAAAATTATAATTCTAATGCAGTAGAAGATGATGGTTCATGTAATTATGGTCCTGATGCTGATTTAGAAATGGATCAAAATTATGGATGTACAGACCCTGAAGCTAACAATTATGATGAAGACGCAACAGCTGATAATGGTTCTTGTACATATGATACAAACCCCTGGGATGGATATGAAGATATTGAATGTGCGTGGTGTCCCGGAACATATTTTGTCCAAACTTTTGGTGGTCCTTTTAATCAATCTGAAGGATATTGGTATCCAGTAGGATTTGAGGGAGAGCCTCCAATTGCTTATATACCAGGTCTTAATAGTGATAATTGCCAAGATTATTTACCTTGGATATCAGACTTAGCTACAGAATTTAATGTAGAAACACTTTACAATATGAGTGAATTTTGTGCTAATGCAAATCCTGAATATTCAACTCCAGGAAATCCAGCTGATACTTGTATGGGTCAATGGTGGGATGGAGAAATGAGTGATTGTGATCCTTTATATGGTTTAGGATGTACAGATCCAGATGCTGATAATTATAATGAATGGGCAACTATAAATGATAATTCATGTATATATTCAGGATGTAATGATCCTAATGCTGTAAATTATGATTCAAATGCTACAACAGATGCAGATTGTTATTATTTCCCATGTCAAAATGCATGTGAAGTCCAATATGGTATAACAGCTTGGTATGAGACTTATAATTGTTCTGGATATAATGGGTGTGTTAATTTTTGTGAAAATAATTTTGCAGAATTTACTAATAATGGATGTTGTGGAGGTGATTATCAAAGTGATGCATGGGAATGTCCAGGTCAATGTGAAGAATATGGTCCTGATTATTATTGGTTTGATGGTATGGGTTGTATTAATATACCAGAGGAGGATTTTGAGGATGATGATGATGGTTTAAGTATTGAAGCTATAATAACATCATGTGAAAACTTCTGTGATAATGGAGCGTGGCAAGATTACCCAAATTCTACTTATATTAATGAACAAGCAAAAGCTGGAACTGATGCTCCAGGTTTAGGATTAGTTCAACAAGATCCAGCAGCTGGACCACAAGATCCTGAACCAGAAGTTGGTTGTTCATCTGAAGGCATCTGTATATCAGAATGCGTTCAAAACAATGCAATAAATCCTTGGCTTTGGTGTCTTCCATATACTGATGGTAGTAGTACTGATCAAATAGGTGGAGTAGTATCACAACAAATAGATGAACAAGATGATAAAACTAGAAAAGAAAGAAGAAGAAAAGATAGTTCTCTTCTTAAATTAAATAAAAAAATTAGAACTAGATTAACTAAAAAATTAAAAGAACTAATTAGAAGAGGAGTAGTTAAAGGAATAAATAACGCTACATGGAGAGTCACATCATTAGCATCTCCAACACCAGCTATGTCTAAAAATCCAGTATTTGTACCTGCAGGAAGTTGTGGTGGAGGTACAAATATTGATCCAGGTGAACTTCCAATAAGAGATGTAGATACAATTAATACAGATGATGCCACATTTGATGGTAGACCACCTGTATCACCAGTAGGTAGTGGTCCAGATTCAGGAATAGGAGGACCAGAAAGACCAGAACCTTTAACACCAATCCCAAGTTAAAAAAATGAAAAAATTTAATTTACATAAATGGCTACAAGAACAAAGAGATCTTAAATCTAAAAGACCTATTAATCCTTCTGATAAAGAAGATAAGAAATTTGGTGTTTTTGCAAGATATTACGAACCAAGAAAAGGAGAAGAAAAAGATGAACCACTAAAAAGAGGTGATGAAGATGATCCAACAGATGGGTGTGAAGGTATTCCTATAGATTGCCCTCCTGATTTAACTTTTAATTATGATACATGTAAATGTGAAGGACCAATAAAAGGCAAAGAACCAGATAGATGGACAGGAGTAGACCCTTCATCAGTTAATCCCGTATGTAAAGACCCCCAAGCAGTAAATTATGTTCCTGAAGGACCTGATACACCAATACATACTGATAATAATTTATGCTGGTATTTAACTGGTTGTGAAGATCCTTTATCAGCTACTTATTATTGTGATAATGTAGAAAATGTTTTTAATTCTACAATGACTCCAGATGGAACCCCTATACCTCCACCCCCAGAAGGTATAGTTGCTGCAAATTTTCAATGTAGTGAAGATGGAGAGTTACCAGAAAAATTTACACATGATCAAAGTTGGTGTACATATCCAGCAGGTTCTGGTATGGTAGGAGGAAATGAGGGATGTACAGATCCTGATGCAATAAATTATGACCCAAATGCTTTATTAAATGATGGGTCTTGCATATACATGACATGTACAAGATGTCCAGAGGAAAGTCTTGCATATGATTGGCAATATGATATTACAGGAATTTATGATGGGTGTGCTAACTCTTGCCAGGATTATAATCAGTTGGGTTGTTATAGCTATGATGAGTGCTACTTTCAATGTTCATATGGCTTAATGACTATAAATGGTTATTGTGATTATGGGGGATGGGATGATAGTAATTTTGGTGATGATGATGATTGGATAGATTACTGTTTTGTTGCAGGAACACTTGTTACTATGGCAGACGGAACAACTAAACCAATAGAAGAAATTAAAATCGATGATAAAGTAAAATCATGGAATGAAGAAAGTAAAGAATTAAGTGAAGCTACTGTAACAGAATTAAAACAACCATCACATAGTGATATGGTTATTATTGAATTTGACCATACTACAAATAAAAATACATTCGATCACCCATACTGGGTTGTAGGAAAAGGATGGTCTTCATATAAACCTCAATTAACAGAAACAAGATATAATATAAGTGAAAAAATTCATTCATTAGAAGTAGGAGATACTTGTTTATTATTACAAGAAGATAAATTAATAGAATCTAAAATAACCTCTATTAATGAAGATATGGAAAAAGTTCAAACATATATTTTCTCACTTGATAAAGATAAAACATTCTTTGCAAATGGAATTCTAACTCATAATAAAACTATAGGAGGTGAAGATTCCCCTCCTGCAAGTGGTGTTCCTTCACTCCGTGAATTAGCAGGTATATTGTTAAAAGAACAAACTATTAATAGTAACCACCAATCTGATGCCTATAACATCGTATACAAAACCCAAGGAGGCTATTGGCTGCCTTCAAGTGGAGCAACAACATCCCAAATAAATACCTATATGTCAAATTACCAAATACCTACAGAAGCTCGTGAGGATGCCTTAGGATGTAAATTTGAAAAAGATAGTGATGGAGGGTTTTCTATAAAAGATGGAGAACAATGGACTTATCCTATGGAAGATCCTGAGGAGGGTGATTGTTCAGACCTTAACTCCATGAATATGGATAGTGGAGTAACTGCTAATTGTCATAATTTTTGGGTTCCTGAAGAATTAACTGCCCAAACAGTAGAATGGAGTAATAGTCCTTTATTTTCATCAAATGCAAGTAGATTTGGAGGTTGGGCAGCTCAAATGAATCAGTTATGTGTACAATATGGAGGAGATGAAAATGGTACTCCTATAAGTGAACTTTAAAAAATGGAGAAATTTAATTTACATAAATGGCTACAAGAACAAAGGGATCTTAAATTTAAAAGACCTATTAAACCTCCCATTAAAGATCCTAAGAGAAGAGAATTTGATAAACTTACTCCATTTAATAAAGAACCTGAGTACAATGTAATAATACCCAATGAAAATGAAGGATGTACAGACTCTGATGCAATAAATTATAACCCAAATGCTTTATTAGATGATGGTTTATGTAGATATTTTACATGTACCTTCTGTCAAACATACTATTGGGGAGGAGGGCAAGGTATTCTTCCTGCGTCAGGAAATTATTGGCTACCTGAGAATTGGAACGGTAATTTACAAGTAGCACCATCCTTTTGGAATGATAATAATTGGACTGGTGGCTCACCAGGTCACATGAATGGTTGTGGTGCTTGGAGTGAGGTTGAAGATTATAATCCCCAAGAATATTTAACTAATGTAAGTGAAGAATACAATGAATTTTGTATGCAGTATGGGGTGGATAGTAATGGTACTCCTATAAGTGAACTTTAAAATTATGAAAAAATTTGATTTACGTAAATGGCTACAAGAACAAAGAGATATTTCTAAAAAAACTAGAGATATTAAGCCTAAAAGACCTATTAAACCTCCTATTAAAGATCCTAAGAGAAGAGATCCAGGAAGTGATCCAGTTGGTAAACTAGGCAAGGGTAAAATTACTGACCCTATAGATACACCTTTAGATCCTATCAACGGATGTACAGATCCTAGTGCTATTAACTATAACCCAGAAGCTACTAATGATGATGGTAGTTGTACATATCCAGTAGAAGGATGTACAGATCCTGATGCAATAAATTATAATCCAGATGCTTTATTAGATGATGACTCTTGTAGATTTTTTGAATGTCAAATGTGTACTACAAAAAAGCTTAGTACATTTTCTGGTACTGCAACTCTTACAAACCACCATTCTTATTGGGCTCCTACTGATCCTTCAATTATAGAAAATTATGGTTTACAATCATGGACAGGCACGGGTTGTCCTCCAACACCCATAA